CATGTTCCAATAAAATAATGATTCTCCTAGGGGCTTTAATAAATAGTCATCAATATTTTTGATAACTGTTTTAATACTTAGTGCTGCTGCACCCATAAGCATTGACATGCCTGATGCAGTTCTTGTTGTAGATTGTACACCTGTTGCTCCATGTGAGTATGATGGAATACCAGTTGCTTCATCTGCAATTTGTCTAAACTTGTCAAACATTTGTAAATTTTCATAAGCTGTATTAGGAAATTTAACTCCATGTATAGCTTGTCCTGTTTGACCACTTTGTCTTCTAAATATTTTACCAGGAAATACTTTCATATCCTGACCTGGTACTAGCATTGTTTCATCAACATCAAATACTAAATTACCAGCTAGTGCTAAATTATCAATAGCCATTCTTGCATGACCATTCATAACTAATTGTGAGTCTTCCATATTCTCAGGAATACCTACACCAAAAAATTGATAAGGATTTAATTCATATGGACATACTAAATATGGTATTCTATTTGGTGTAAATGGATTCTCTACCATTCTTAAAACTTTATTACCACATATCCATACATTAACAGATATTACTTCAGCTGTGCTTTCATATTCTAAACCACATTCATCTGCAGTTTTCTTATCTACAATACCCCAATATTCTAAAACTTCAAATCTATTTTTATAAATTGTCTGTATATTTTCTCTATCATAAAGAGATGATTCAAAACCTCTTGTTTGATAATTAGGACCCATCTCTAAACACTCTTGGACTGCTTGAGCATTAAACATGGGTTTATCCATTAAATCTTGAAATTGTTGTTTATTGTAAGAATGTCTCTGAATGACATAATCACAATCATTCATATTAGTTGCATTTGGATCTGGATAAAAATCCCAACATGATACAGCTTCTATTGATGGTACAGTTTTAACTTTTTTAACTCTAACGTTTATTTCGTTACCTTCATTATCTTCACCTGTATCAAATGAATTATATTCTTTTAAATCTGTAAATGGTCCTTTTAATATTCCTGTGCCAAGTAATGCCATTTCAAAAAACACATGACGCATAATTGTAATAGCTCTACTTTCTTCTAATTGATCATGCAATAATTTTTGCATTGCTTCTGCAGCTTTTCTAGCTGGTTCTATTTGTGGTTCACCAGCTGGTGCAGGACCTTCTGTAAAATTTAAATTATTATATTCCTGTGCTAAATTTTTCATTAGCATATCAGCAGTAGCACCTGGTGGAATTTCTCTACCATCACCTGCAAATCCATATGGATCTTGTACTGTAGGTTGCTGTTGTTGTGGTTTAATATGTGCTCGTTCTGCAATATCTTCTGGTACAGAAGTTGGCATTACACCTAGTGGAAATTTGCCTTGTGAAAATAAAACTTCTATAATTTGACCAAACGAAGCTAGTACTTTAGTCTTTGTTATTTTAACAAAAACTCTAGACCTTTCATTTTCACGAAAAGCCATTTCAGGTCCATATATTCCTCTATAGTTTCTATAAGCCTTTAACCATCTTTTCTCATCATATATTTTAGATGTTTCAGCTTGTTGAAATCTACTTCTTACAAAACCGACAAGAGGATTACCCTCAGCTTCATAGCCGCCATTTTTAGTTTTATCTTCTTCCATTTAGATTAGTAATCTCTTTCTTCAGCCATTCTAAAGATTGCTGGATCAACTTTGTTATTAGCTTTTTTAGCTTTACCTTCTACATCTGGTCCTAGTTTAGGTCCACTATATCCACCAGTAAATTCCATAGAATCATTTGGTCTTTTAGGTGTATCAGGTGCAAGTTCTCCCTCTTTGTATCTTTTCATCATGTTGCTATTCTCCTCCATTTAACAAATCTTTTTCTCCGTAATTTTTACCTTTTTTTGTAAAGGTACTTTTTACACTAGAAAAAAATTTTTCTGCTTTTGTTTTATATTTTTTCATAACCATACCATGAGCTTCTTTTAGCCCAGCGGTAACTTCAGGTATAAAATTACTTTTTGGTCCTAATTTATTATCATCCATAATTAGTAATCCTTCTCATCTGCCATTTGAAATAAAGATGCCTGTACATGTTCTGATCCAGGTTTACTTGGCTCAGTTACATCATATTCAAATTCTTGATACTTTCTAGGTGCGTGTTTAGAAAAATCAATATTAGTATGTTCCCTGTTTGGGTTTTTCCCATCAGGCCCATCACTTAATTGACCTTGCTTAACTTTAGCCTTTGGATCAAATTTTTCTTGCATGTTGTCTCCTATATTTTAAGTTTCTTTATTGCTAAAACATTTTTGGTTGGTATGGTTGTATATCCACCGCCTTGTTTTATATCTCCATTATCTTCAAAACTAAAATCTGCCATTACAACTGTTGTTGTTGAATTTTCATTTATCAGCCATCCAACACTACAGCATATTGCTGTTTTAGATTTTTTGATATCAATTAGATCAGTCCAATTAGTTTCACCAATAATGTCTTCCCAATAAATCCTTACTAAGGGATAGGGGAAATCTCTTTTATTTATTTCTGGTATTTTTCTTTTTTTTGACACCTTTTAATTTTCCAGAATTTTCCATAGCATAAAAAACAGACTGGCCTTTTTTCTTGCCATACTGTTTTACCATTGCCTTTTTAATTTTTTTACCTTTTTTATTTAGTGGCATTAGTATCCAAATTTATTATCTACCATATGATAGCTATCTTGAACTGATGACAATCTAAATCTTGCTGCATATTTAGGATGTGTAGGTCTACTCATACATCCATATCTTAATGCATCGTATGCATGATCTTCTGCATTTGTATCAACATCTTCAGGATTCTTATCATCAGTAGGTAATGTTCCTAAAGTTCTAATTAAGTTTCTACAATTTTTAAAAATTCTTATACCTGGTACTTTATCTTCACCTACTCGTAATCTCTTGTGAACTTCTAACTTACCATTAATTCTACTCTTTGGAGATCTATCTGATGGTCTCCATCTACAACCTTGTTGTATCATTGTCTCTGCAATACTAGGACCAACATCACCTCTCTTAGCCCATGTACTAACATCTAATACACCGTAGTGTATATACTCACCTTTTTCTAAAGTAAGGACTTGTCGTGCGAAATAATCTGCTGTAACCTTTTTGGTATACAATTCTCTATAGATCCAGATATTGTTATCATAATCAATAGCAAACCAAAGGACACAAGCAGGAGAACTGTAACCCCAATCAGCAGCACGAAATTTATACCAACTACGAGGTATCTCAAAAGGTTCGACCACGTGAGTTGTTTTACTAAATTCTGGAAAAGCTGAATCTTCATATGCATCCCAATCTCCATCTAAAAATTGTTTTCGTTGTACTTCAGGTAATGATGCAAGCATGATATAATAATCATCAGTTTGCATTAGATAGGGATTGTCTTGTAACTTAGCAGGAATAAACCTACGAGTAATATATTTTTTACCGTTAGGTGTATCTATCCCTACATTAAAAGCACTATTGGGTTCTGCTGGTTCTACAAACATTTCTCTTACCCATTGTGAACCAATGTTACCTGGATTACCCGTTGCTCTTAAGTATACTGGTATTTCAGGATCTACACTTCTAAGTGATGATCTTAAAAAGTTATATATATCTGGCGAAGGATATTGTGGAAGTTCGTCTATTCCTATCCATGTGTATGATTGACCTTGGTATCTTAAAACATCCGTCATGTTTTCTGCGTAACCAAACTCTATCTTTGCCCCTGATGGGAATCGCCACTCTTTTTCTTGCTCTCTCCATTTTGCTCCAGGAAATGCTTTCGAGTATAATAGCTGAGACTTTTGAATTAAGTCTCTTAACTCTGGCATTGTCCTTCTAATTAGGAGTGCTCGGTGTTGAGCTTTGGAACAGTATCGAAGCGGATCTACTAGCATCGCATATGATTTACCACCGCCTCTTGCTCCACCATAAAAAACTTCTCTTTCAGAAGCTGCAAGGAATTGTGTCTGTGGACCTGAGTTAGGTTTAAAGATCACCTCTTGCTGATTTATGTGCTCTTGTATATTTTTAGGAGCACTCTCGATTTGATCTTCCGTAAGTAGTTTAGTTTCTTTACCTTGTAAAGATTTATCTATGGTTAACAGTTTTGTTTTAATATTTTCTGCTGACCGTTTGGCAGATCTTAGAGATTGTTCTGCCTTTGCAACTTTCTTACGACTGCGAGCTAGAATCTGTTGTGTTGACTTCTTGGCTTTCT